CCTTGAATATTTGGGCCCTGATTTGGTATAACAGATGTAAAATTAGCGGAACTTATTGAAACCGTGCCGGCTTGAAAATAAGTGGGTACGGGTATAATTGTATTTATTTGATTTTGCACAAAAGCAGTGGTCGCCAGTTGTGTAGTATTTGTATTAAGTGCGGCAGTTGGGGCATTTGGTGTCCCAGTAAATGTGGGGCTTGCGGTTGAAGCTTTATAAGATAAACCCGCCGCTACAAAAGCCGTGTTTGCTAAATATAAATTATTTGATCCCAAAACTTGAGTCGAGCAAGTTGCATTTGACAATGCATTACTATTCATATCAATGGGTAAATATGCACTAATACCAGTATCTAAAATACTTAAAGCATCTACAGAATTCGGCTGAATTAATATGCCGTTTGGTGCCGACATTGTTATATTACCTACATCATTTGCAACAGTTAAATTGTCATTACTCTCCTGACTAATAAAGGATGTAGAAGTCCCATTGTCCATATAAATATTAGGGACATTCACGATGCCTGTTTGATTCATGTTTAAGCCATGAAGATTTGTATTTGCATTAAATGTATTTATGCCGGTAAATGTATTAGCGGCCGCTAATAATGCGGCACCATCAGTATTTATATAATTTTGAACATATTCAACACTTGCCACAGCATTTTGTACGAGGCCAGTTGGCAGCCCTACGGTTGCGGCATTACCTAATGATACTGAACTTGAAAATGTTGCCGGATTCTGCACGGTTAAATCGCCATTTATTATAGTTTGTTGTAAGGTCTCAGCACCTTGTGCCGATGGGAAGGCTAAAAAGTTTGCTTGAATATATGCTTCATCAACAACTTGATTGCCATTAACCCAATTATTAGTATTAAAGCCGCCGCTTTGGTTTAGTGGGGGTGGTTGCACTGACATGAATATTATATTTAATTTTTACAAGAATAAATATATTTATATATATATGGTAATATAATTTCTAAGAATTATTATATTTAAAAATGCCCCCTAAAAAGGCCAAATCCGGCGAAGGTCAAAAGCCCACGGGTGAGCTCATCAATTGGTATGAGCATTTACCTAAAAAATTTATAAAAAAGTATCATAACCCGCATTATGACATACATCACATCCAAATCCCTTTTAGAATGCTAACCTGTGGGTCGTCTGGAAGTGGTAAGACGCAAACACTCATGAATTTGATAAAAGTTATGAGTGGCACTTTTGAAAAGATATATATAATCACAAAAAATAGTGATGAGCCTATTTATAATTGGTTGAAAGAGAAATTCAAAGATACGAAAGAGATAGAAGTGCGAGAGGGCATTGCAAATTTGCCAGACATTGACAAATTAGATAAAGAAGTTCAATCGTTAATCGTTATGGATGATTTAGTTGGTGAAAAAAATCAAAAACCTATGGAACAATTTTTTATAAGGGCGAGGAAGAAAAATGCCAGTATGTGCTATATCTCTCAATCATATTATGCCGTGCCAAAGATGATCCGCAATAATTTGACATATTTAATTATTAAGCAAGTTTCAAGTATGAAAAATTTAGTCATGATTGGCAATGAGTATTCATTGGGCATCGATAAAAATCATTTGATTAAGATGTATAAACATAGCACTGAAGATAAAGCCAGTTTTCTCATGATAGATTTAGAGGGCGACCCAAAACAAAGATTCAGAAAAAATTTCACTGAGTATTATGAAGTGGATGATAATTAATATTTTGATTAATTTTTTTTTAAATTTGCTATTATATATACTATAATTTTTTTACTCGAGAATGTCAAAAGAGAGAAAAGTCGACGAAAGAATACTTCGCGACCAGATCATCCGCAAGGCCGCGGTTGATAATATGACCAATATTGCTAAGCAGAGGCAAGATTTAAAAACTGGTATTATGCCAGTTGCCCCAATTGTAAAGACTGCAACCGAATTGGCCGAGGATAGAACCTATCAAGCCGGCTTGGCAATTCAAAATTTATTAGACTTGGGGTTTAAAGAAAAAGAAGCAAGTGATATTTCTAATAACTTAGATGTTGACGGCCGAGTTGGGTTCAATCGGGCATACCCCCAAATTAAGGCAGACTTTGGCACAAGATTTGATATAAAAAATATAACCCCAGAATTCTTTATTAATTATATCCATCAATATTTGGATATGTTAACGGCTACAAATGGTGTGCCATCAAATATTGCATTCGCCCAAGATAATTTAATTACAACTACGGCAGATTTGAGAAAATTAATTCTTGTCTCCGAATTCGTCGCAGAATTGCAAGCCAAATTGGTTGCAGAAGCGGGCCTAACTCCAGCAATGCCATTAAATGGTATATTAACTAATTTAGTTGCTGAACTCCCAACGAATTCGGATTTAAATGATATTGATTTATTATTGGGCGGGGCTGACCAAGTTGAGGGATATAAAATTGTTCAAATACTTTTAACATTAATGCAGGCATTGCCAAATATGAAATCAGTCATCAAAATTGCCGCAGATACTAAAACATCAAATGCCCAAAAATTAAGAACATTAGAACAACGATTGGGGACTTTAACCCCCGCGGCAATTGCCTCATTAAATCAATTATTAAAAGTTGATTTGCCCGCCCATGTTGTTAGAGTCGGTGGACATCCCGCCCCCGTACTTGGAGCCCCTGTAGTTGGTGGAACTCCTCCAAGTACACCAATTTCAACTCCTTCAAAAACACCGAGAATCCCGATAACTCCTGTAGCCATAGCTGCACCAACTGATCTCCCGAGTTTTATTTCTTTAGTCGATAGACTTATTCCAAAAACTGCTGTAGCGGCAGACCAATTTGTTGGTACAACCGCAAAGGGTGTGCCATTTTTAAATGTTGGATCAGATTTTATCGCAATTATCACATATACTAATAAAAAAGCAATTAAATTTGGGTTTGTAAATTTAACTAATGATTCGCCACTAACTGGTTTTATTATTAAAGAAGGTATGACCTATACAGAGCTGACAAATATAATCAAACAATCCGCGGCCGATGCTTTTGCGAATGCCGCACAAACTTATGTAAATTCCATGGTCGGTTCTAAAGGTACAAAAATTTCAGGAAAACTAATGAGGACATTTATTGAGGCCGATGGACAAGATATTACTATTGAGCCGGCTTTAAAAAGAGTTGGGTCTGGTATGAAGAAAACTAATAGCATTGTTATTAAATCTGGCCTGAAACCAATTAAGCTCGGCAATGGGATTTCAATAAAAAAAGATACCAAAGATAATACTTATAAATTTTATGATGAGGATTTAGGGTTAGAACCTAAGCCGCCATTATTTGACAAACGAAAAAAGACATATGTAAAAAAGCCGCATACGGTTTCAGATGGTATTGAATGTGATAAAGATAAATTTAATGATCGCGATAAAAGATATATTTCATTTGGCAAGTTTGCAATTAACACAAGACAATTAAATTGCGGCAATTTACAAGTCGTATATAAAAGCTTGTCAGTCAATCCCAATTTTCCAACCAAAAAAATAAGCCCAGAGTTTCAACAATATTTATTTGAGTTATTGACAAATAAAAAATCAATACCAGCATTACATAAACATATGTCAGAATCCGAAAAAAATCTATTTGAAAAATTGGCAGTTATGGCCGGTGTGTTTGATAAATTAAATTTACCGAAAATGAATTCTTTAGAAAATGAAAAGAAAGAAATGGAGAGATTTGATTTATTGCATGGGGAATTTATGGCGGGTAATGACAATAAACAAATTGTTAGAGAATTAAGAAAATTAATTCTTAAGTTTTTAGGCGAGAGTCGCATTAGTAAACCCACCGCTTATGAATATCTTCTTCAATTGAATGAATGCGATTAGATATTAATTAGATAATTAAAATAATATTTTTTTTGTTTATATAGATATATATAATATAAAAATCAAACATGTCGACAAGAATTGCAACTGAAGCGACAAAAAATAATTATAAGAAAAATCTTATAAGATTAAATGATGGTAATGAAATAAAGAATTATAATTTTCTGAAAAAGACAGATTCTATTCTGAAAAAAATGGAGCATTTAAAACCTAATACTATTCGCTCATATCTTATTGCAATTGTTAGCACAATAAAAGATCTAAAAAACTTTGATAAAGAGAAAAAAATATATTATGATCTTATGATGCAAATGAATAAAGATCTGAAAGAGAATAATTCAAAGAGTGAAACCCAAGAGAAAAATTGGATTGATCAAAATGAAGTCATGAATATATTTTCATCTCTATGCGAAAAAGTTATGCCATTATTAAATCAAAAAAAAGTGAATGCGAAAGAATGGCATGACATCTTGGATTTTGTAGTTTTGAGTTTATATTGTTTGCAACAGCCAAGAAGAAATAAAGATTACCAACTTATGAAAGTCTTAAAGTCAACAAAAGATTTAGATGATAATTATAAAGAGTTTAATTATTATGATGGTGATAAATTTCTATTCTATAATTATAAAACGAAAGGGACTTATCATTTGCAAGAAGTTAATGTATGTGAAGAATTAAAAAAGATTTTAACTTCATATCTAAAACTTCATCCATTGAAAAAAGAAAAGAACTATTTCCTATTGGTTGATTTCAATGGCGAACCATTACAGCAAGTCAATTCAATCACAAGAATATTAAACCGCATATTTCATAAAAGAATTGGAGTCTCAATGCTTCGTAATATATACTTAACTGATAAATTTAAAACCCCTATGGATGAATTAAAACACACTGCGGAGGCAATGGGCACAAGTTCAAACACCATAGCCAATACTTATGTTAAAACCGATGATAGAGACTCTATGCAACAATTAAAAGATGTATAATCCCGCGGTAAAAATCTAAGTTATATATTTAATTAGATGTTTACGATAAAATATCTAATTAAAATATAAGATTATATATTTTTTTGATGTTTTTTATATACTTATATGTAAAAATTTATAAATTTTTACAGATTATTATCTAATATATATCTTTAATATGATTTTTACTTATAAATATATGATAATTATCTATATTTAGATATTTACAAATAATAATCTTAATAATAATCTATGTTAGATTTTTACAGCGGAGTATTTAACTCATTATATTTTAAAATCTTTTGTTTATATTTATAACATCTATAATAATTATCACCCATTGTATAAATTGCCATAAAAACAAATCCACGATAAAATCCTAAATAATTATTTTTCATAATAAAAAATATATAATGTTATATATATAAAAATATAAAATGTCGGAAGAAAATATATTATCTAAGATTGAGAATTGTTATAACATTTTTAAAGGCGATAATCCTGAAAGCAACTTAATTCAATTATGCATTTTAATATTTGATTATGTTGGGTTTAATTTGTTATCTGAACATGGCTATTATATTATTACTATGGATGTTGGAGAGCAACAAAAAAATATCTTGACTGAAAGTGATCCAATTGAAAAAAGCAGAGCCATATTCAGATATGTTTTATTTTTAACTATTAATTATCATTTGTTTACAAATTTTTGCGGCCTATTGGGCACGGCCGATATTGTGCCAGAAAAAGATCTGATTAAAACTTTTAATCCTGATGATCCTAAAAAAAAAATAGTAGATAAAGTAAAACTATTATACGAATTAAAAAATCATACAAATATTGATTTTCCAATATTGAATGAATATGTATTCTCAAAAATTGATATTGTAAAAAAGTCATTAAAATATTTTTTAGATTTATTCGATGACGAATCGGCAATATTATATAATCAAGAAAAAAGAAGAATATTTAAACCAGCCGTATTTGGTGTTTTGACTTTAGATCTTCCAGAGGATGACGAATTAAAAGAGATGATAAGAAAATCGAATATTGTTATTAATGCAGAGGATGAAATTTAATTTTGTAAAGCTAATGTCGACATAGAATTTTTAATTCCGATTGGTAATTCAATTTTTAATTTATCCGTAAACTCATTTGTATTGATATTACTTTTTTCAAATAATTTAACATATTCATTATATATATCATTTAAAAATGCATCCCCATCAATTCCCCTATCTTCTATCTTCAAAGACAATAATTTATATATTTCTATTGATAGTTTATGATATTCTTTGCTGGCTAATAATTCAGATTCTAAACGATCCTCTATTTTCATATATAATGATATACTTGTTAATGTACCAATTATAAATGATATAAAACAATTTGCTGCGGATATATAATTTTGTTGAATATAATTTGTTAAGGCCACGGCGATGATTGCATTCAAAGATGATAATACAATTATTGGCAACTTAAACCATATGACAATATTCTTAACATTAAAATAATGTTCTTTATGATGGTTTTCTAATTCTATAGAATTTAATCTTATGTCATTTAATAATGATTCAATTTCCGCATTCCAATTATTAGAGCTTGTACTCATTGTATATAATTATACTTTTTTTTGTCAAAAAAAATATATATCAATTGCATATGATCGCTTTGGGTAAAGCCTTTGCAAAGGCTTATATATACAAGAATCAAACTCTTCTCCCGTAATTATGTTTATAACTTATTGTATCCGGCTTATATTGTATTACAAATTTTATTTGCCTTTTCTCATCAATTGTTTTTATTCTATATGCTAATCTTTTTTTTGGGTTTATTTGTCTCCATCTATAATAGTTTTCTGTCTCATCCACTTTATAATGTTTTAGGTCGTGGTCTTGAAGCCATTTCAAACACTCATCTATTGTGTTTAGATGTTTATTAAATAATACAGATTGAATCTCTGACATTTTTTTGGGGTGTTTTATACTCTATATGTTATGTAATATTTTATGTATCATATTTTTTAATTTATGATCATTATTTTTTTTATCATCACTCCAACATTCTAAAAATTTTTCATAGTCATCATATTTATCTGTATAGTAATCACATAAAATACAAAACCTCCCGCAATTCTGCGAATAGTAATCTTGTATATCTCTATTATTAATAGCATATGGTTTAAATGGTTTCAAAAACTCTTGAACGGAGATTGGGGGATGAAATCCGAAACTATCAAAATATAAACCATGGCCACTCTCAAATATTTTAGCAAATACCCAATGTGTGCCATTGCCCTTATCACTATCTTGCATATTAATATAATAACTCCCAATTTCCCTTGGGGCTCTACCCTGTACCAATTCATCTTTACTAAACACACCAACAATCGGCAATTTTAATTTATTAGCCATATCTTCTAAATCAATATTTGTCATCATCTTGCATATATATTATCAAATATAAAATTATTAGATTAAATTAAAGACTCACATATTTATGTGCATGGTGGCTAAGGCCTCCACCTCCTGCCGGTAAGAAGCTGCCTCCAGATTTTGTACTCCTCAAAGGATTATATCCGCCATTTTGATTTACATTGCTAAAAAATGGATTCATCTGCGGCGAATTAGTTTTGCCATATGGTGATCCTAATTGAATCATGCTGCCGGCCGGTGGCTCTGGTGCCACGATTTGCCTATTAGATGGCCTAACAATTGCACCTCCGGATTTAGGATTTTTATGATGAACTTTAAGTACATTTTTATGGTGTAAACCATACCCACCATAACTATGAGTAAGTGGCCTATATCCCATTTGTTCTGCCATATGGGCCGATTCTCTTGGGTTCATCATACTATGATATCCGGCACTGTGTGCCATAGAATATGGTTCGAAATGTGAAACATGATGTGCCACATGGTGTGCTGCATGGTGTGCTGCATGGTGTGTAGGATGGTGGGCTGGCTGATGTGCGGCATGGTGTGCGGCTTTATGGTGAGTCTGATGCGGCTCTGGTGTATGATGCTTGGTTAAATGACTTGAGCCATAACTTCCGACTGCATGCCCGAAAGATTCTCCCAATGCGGGATCAACACCAAATTTAGCGGCGGCCATTTTGCCAAGATGTTTGCCGGCAGTCGGTAAAACTGATGCGACTAAATGTTTGCCTGCACTTTTTAACATATCATAAAAGCCCTCGCCTTTCTTAAATTTTAATAAATGGTGTTTGCCCTTCTTATGTGCGGCATGTATTTTTTTTAATGTGGTGGGATGTAGAACAACAATATGTTTGCCCATATGATGCATATGACTTGGATTAATTACCAAGCCAAGACCCATCGACAAGGCCTCGACCTCATCTTTATCTAAATTCATTGGAACGGAATGCATTCTGTGAATGTTCTCTGTGAGAATTGACTCTGAGAGTAAGTTCAAAAAAATAAGTTATATTATATTTATCATTTTATTTTTATTTGAAATTAAATTAATTCAAAAATGCGATGCTTATGCAATTTCTTGGCCAGTTGCCATGTTGACCGTAATACTCTTTTCATACTCTACAAACACCATGAGATCAATAGACTGTGAGCATAGATTTTGGCATTGAACTTGAACACTTCTTGCCATACCTTCTTCACTTGGAATAATTCTTGAAGCATTACCAACATAATACCTATATAAATATTGCCATTCTTTGTACCCAATAAGACCAGATCCCAAACCGGTCGTAAGTGATCCATTGAGCTGATTGACCGATACAACTTGTTCATAGAAATCCTCAAATCCGTATTGAAATTGTTGGATAAACAAATTGACACCGGAAATCAAAATCTGAAAGTTATCAAGAAGAATAGGGTCAGGAGTTGCTCCGGTTGTAGAGAATGGCGATAATAGAGTTGAGGGGGTTTGAGTAATAGAACCAAGGGCCGTAGTTGCACCACCAGCAGGACCCGCCCAAACATATTGCTGAGCGACTCCATTTGTTGGAGTTGTTCCTGATGCTGATAGAAGTGGGACTACTACAACTTGTTTAATATTTGGAATGCCGTTAGAAACAAGAATATTAATATTCGCTCCGGCCCCTTGAGCTGGGAAATAAAATTGAAAAATATCATTATATAAAACTTTCTTAGTTGGTGTGAGTTCTAAGAATCTGGTTTCGGCCAATGGGTTCATGTTAAATGCTGGGGCATATAATCTGCATTGAGTAATTGGGGCTTGTGCGGCTTGGTATGTGAATTGGGTAAATTGATTTCGTGCAATTGATACTCCAACATTTACACTTACAACTGCGGGGGCTGTTCTATTTTGTGCATTGTTCGTAGTATATTGTGCCGTGTATGGACTTAAAGTATAACCACCCTGACCGATATCATTACTTGCCAACATTATAGGGTTTGTCGCACCGCCTCCCAAAATATATGGTGCAGTGGTCAAACCAATAAAAGAATAATTTTGTTCAATAACTGTACCAACTGCGGGGGTTGCCTGCACGGGTGTAGTATTCGCCAATTGTCCGCCAATATATTCTGCAGTGAAAAAGCACTGATTAGTATTCAAATAAATTCTCATCGTAGATCCCTTAAGCAATGGTATCTTTTCAAAAAAGCTACAAATATCTTTAAGTCTGATAACTGCGGGGATTGTGATGACTCTTGCGGCACCACCATTTGCCTCCGCAATTTGGGCTTGAAACATTGCAGAATATGTAGCACCGCCAGCATTTAATAGTACGGCCTGATTAGAATTAACACCCTGAAGAGTAAAAGATCCAATGCGACCAGAGGTGGCCGGTGTGGTATTATATGTTTGAACATAACCAGCGGCATTTGCGATACTTGGTAATGCACCAGAGGCAGTTGTTGCAGCATTAAAATTAATCCAAGATTGTCTTTTTTGCAATCCACAGTTGAAATGTTGTCTTATGGCAGAATTTGGTACAGTGCACTTAGTAGTGAAATTAAATGATGCAGGAATTGCACCAACGGCCCCACCACCTGCACCAGTAGATACATCATTATTGGCACTATTATATAAATCTAAAAAATTAGTAATTGTGATATATTCACAATTTCTGCAGTTGGATAAACCCATACCAGAGCTACATAAAATATTTGAGGTTTGGGCACCTCCGGCGGCTCCACCTGCTAAATTATTATAAACCCAACTATCGGGGGTGTCCGGATAAAAGCCGCAAATAGCACCCCAATTTTGCACATCAGCATGACTCCAACTCGTCATAGCTCTAAATGAACTAAACACATTTAAAAAAGGAACCTGTTGCACAACATTTCTATTATTAAATTCCACGGTCATCGCATGAATCATATTCCAATAACCATTTTTAAGCCCAACGGCCCAATCATAGCAAGTTCCCGTAGTCATAGTTGCACTCTCAAATTGTAAAACTAACGGCATCAAGATAAAAGCCTCCGACCATCCAATCCACATGCCCGAATTTGAGAGCGAGGTAGTATCGAGAACTATCTGGGAACTATAACTACCATTATTATTATCATTAACATATAAATATTGTTTTGCGGTAAATTCTGAGGTCGTGTAAAGTTCAGTTGAAACCGCATCTTCATATACAAGATGATCACCCATTTTTGCAAAATTAACTCTCAAAAATTAAAGATATTATTTATATTATAACATTTATAATCCTTTATAAAAAAAATAATTATTTAATGGCTCACACTCAACCAAATGATATATATTTTTTTAATGGCTTTGTTTTCTTGATGGATAAGTTTTTTAATTTTTCAGTTGCTCTTCTTACGGGGTCGGCCTCACTTGCGGCCATTATACCTTTACCAAATACTTCAACTGGTTTATTAGAATCCATATTCATATATTGCCTTCTCGGATGATTTAAGGTCGTTCGGGTTGAACCCAACAACATTGGGTGGATTTTTGGTCTCATTTTTAACAATCTATATAATAAATAGATATAATTATTATTAATTTAATTATTTCTTTTGGTGTTTATTTAAATTGCCCAAGTTCATCGACATCGGTTATATTTAATAATATAACAATCGTTGGATCTTGTATGACAACTGGCCGCAAATTTTGATCTAAAATCTGAATAGAAAATTCGTTATAATTACCTTCTAAAATATCAATGAATGACATCTGCGGGGGTATAATAGAAAAATATGAACCAAATGTGGCCGAAGCCGGTATACCAAAACTATATAATAAACTATTTGGGATAGAATATTTATTATTAATTAAAGAACATGTTATTGTATAACTCGCAACGGGAGACAATTGAGGAGTCGTCGTAGAATTAAATGACACAACAGCGGCATTACCATATGGGGCATTTGCAGTCGTTGGCTGAGCCCAGATCGTTGTATTATTAGTTGTGATTTTGGCTTCGGCCGTCCCCAATGGATAATATCCAGCAGCCAAGCCAATAACATTCTGAAAATTATTATCCAATATTTCAAACATTGGGTATATGTATTGAGTTGCGATAGTTGGAATCGCCCAAGTTGCCCCAGCGGGCAATGTCCAACCGTTGGCCGTAGCTAATGTCGTATTTAGCCCAAATGAATTTAATTCAACAGCATAATATGTCGTGTTTGTGGTCAAAGTTAAAAAATATACATATTGCCCAGTCGTAGTCTTCAAATAATGATTATTAACCACCATCACAGATTGTATGTAATAGTTTAGACTTTCTACAGTATAAAATCCATTCTGAATTGTTATCGTATAAGTATTGCCATCAAACCAAATATATTTTAATACATTATTTTGATTTGTTGCCGTTATGTTAAATGTGCTATAATACATAGAAAAAGATGTTAATGCTAATTTTTGTCCAGCTTTTAAAATAATAGATGTTGGAAATCTGTATACCAAATTTGAGTTATTGGTATTTGGCACAATATTTGAACTATTCAAGATTAAAGTTTTCATCGTGAACAAAATATATTTTAATATATATATGTTATTATAAAATATAATGCCAAAAATAATTGAAATAGTCAATTCACCAGTTAAGGGCAAAAGATTCAGGGCCATATTAGAAGATGGCCGCCATTATGACTTCGGTCTAAAAGATCCCAGCGAAGGCACATATATTGACCATGGAGACAAAAAAAAGAGAGTGGCATATTGGGCACGGCATATAAAAGCAAGAGGGGAGCGGGCATTAATTGATAATCTCGTTCCAAGTGCGGCCCTTTTCAGCATGGCAATTCTGTGGGGCAAATATACAGACTTACAAAAAAATATTGATTTCTTAAATAATGAATGGGCAAGGTGGGAGAAAACTCATAAAGTATAATTCATAATAAATAATTCTTTTCTATTTAACTTTCCCCCAGTTTTATTATTCCAATCTGATCTAACATTAATTTTTTTAATAATAAAACCCTTGAATAATTTTCTGATATATGGGCTATCATTAATTGACAACAAAAATAAACCTTTTATAGATTTCAATATATTACATAATTGTTCAAAATCAATAGATGAATTAGAATAAAAACCTTTACTTGTGTTTTCATATGGAGGGTCAATAAAAAAGAATGTATCAGGAGAATCATATTTTAATACAATATCAATATAATCTTTATTTGTTATTATGACATTTTTTAGCATAGATTTATAATATTCTAAATTCTTTAAAATATTATCTGGGTTGCCTTCTGTATATATTTGACTTGATTTTCCAACTGGATTCCCGCCAAATCCATTACAAAGTAATATTTTATAATAGAATAATAAATCTTCTATTGAATTACTATGATTATCATAAAATGATTTTATTTTATTTAGTGTATTTAGATCGTGGACATATTTTTCATTATCTAATGGAGCTCGTTGTATTATCTTTAAAATGTTATAAACATCTTTATCCAAGTCATTTAGAATACTTTTTTTTGCCTTTGGTAAATTAAAAAATACAACACCGCTCCCAGTAAATGGCTCACAATATATTTTATGTTCAGGTACATATTTGATAATATCTTTTAAAAGCTTCAGTTTATTCCCTTGCCTACAATATGGAGATTTTATCATCTTATATATAACAAAAAAAATAATCTTATAAACTTATTATTGTTAAAAATCATTTGGATCTAATCCATCATATATGTCAACTCTATATTAACACAATCATAAA